AAATGAGGCTCGCCAATACTTAGCACTTGAAATTGCTCGTGCTTGCAATATCCCGGCATCATTTGTATCTGCAGAAACTACATCAATGACTTATACAAATATGACTGCAGAGCGCAAAGCATTAATTGATTTCTCACTTAGAAATATCTTAACTCCGATTGAGCAAAGGCTCTCCGCTTCGGATTTCGTCCCACTTGGCACAGAGGTGCGCTTCGATATTGACGACTTCCTAAGAGGATCTGCTTTAGAGCGTGCACAAGTTTATGAAATCCTAAACCGAATTGGTGCTATGAGCATCGAACAAATACAAGAAGAGGAGGACTTAATCCGATGAAGATTAATTTCCCAATAACCCTAACCGCAGCTGATAGCCGTAAGAGAACCATCTCTGGAACTATTGTTACATGGGGCGAAAAAGGTAATACATCAGCAGGAGCGACAGTATTTGAAAAAGGTAGCATCGACTTCTCAAAGCCAGTTAAATTATTATTAGAGCACGATCGCACACGCCCAATTGGCAAATTAATGGACATTACTGCAGACGATAATGGTATTGAAGCGACATTTAAGATCGCTGGCACAATTGCCGGAGATGATAGTTTGCTAGAAGCCGCAGAAGGTTTGCGCGATGGTTTTAGCGTTGGTGTAATGGTAGATGACTGGAAAAATAAAGCCGGAGTTATGTCTATCAGTGCAGCAAAATTAATTGAAGTCAGTCTAGTAACTGATCCAGCAATCGACAGCGCAAGAGTTGCAGATGTAGCAGCAACCGAAACAACAACAGAGAATTCCGAAGCAACCGCTGCGGAAGAACAACCACAGGAGGACAAAGTGTCTGAGATTAATTCAGAAGCCCCTATCGCAACCGAAGCGGTAGAAGCGGCAAAGTCTGAGCCAGTGGCAGTTAGTGCAGCAACACCAGTTGCTTACACAAAGCCACGCTCACCAATCACTACCAAAGCATCTTACTTGGAGCACTCAGTTCGTGCTGCTCTAGGAAACGATGAGAGCAAGATGTATGTTCGTGCAGCAGATGATACGACAGGCAACAACGCTGGTCTTATCCCAACTCGCCAACTAACAGAAATCATCAACCCACTTTCAAATGCAGATCGCCCAGCGATTGCATCTATTTCAACTGGTGCACTTCCAGATGCAGGAATGACTTTTGAAATTCCTAAAATCACTGCAGTTCCAGTTGTCCAGGTTGAAACAGAAGCCGATGCTATTATCGAAACAGGAATGACTAACTCATTCGTATCAGTAGATGTTAAGAAATACGCTGGCGGACAAACATTCTCAGTTGAACTTCTTGATCGTTCATCTCCAGCATTCTTTGATGAATTAGTTCGTCAAATGGAATACGCATACCTAAAGGCAACAGATAGCGCAGTTCTTGATGCACTAGCAACTGGCGGAACAGATGGCGGAAACCGCACTCTTGATGCAGCTGGTTTATTAGACTTCATCTCTGATGCTGGTGTTTCTATTTACACAAACACTCTTGGTGTTGCTGAGAACATCGTTGTATCACCACAACAATGGGGAGTAATTCAAAACCTTGCAGACAATGGTCGCCCTATTTATCAGAACTTGATCGGTAATTTCAATCAAGGTGGAGATTTAGGATCAACTCGCACTGCTGGAAATCTTCTTGGATTAAACTTCCGAGTAGATCGCAACCTATCTGGAACTGGCGATAACACAATGCTAGTTATCAACCCATCTTCATACACATGGTATGAAAGCCCACGAGTTCGCCTTCAAACAAATGTTGCACTAAATGGACAAATTGAAGTTGCTTACTACGGATACGGCGCAATCGCAACTAAGGTTGCTGCTGGTGCTTACAAGTGGATGGTTGCTTAGTCAATAAGTAATTAGTGCCTGAGGTTGCTCCCGATCTCAGGCATCCATTAATGGGAGTTTAGAGAGGAAGATATGCCTAGTATTATTTCAGCCAGTGAGTTGAGAAGCGTGCTTGGCGTATCTTCTTCTTTATATTCAGACAGTTATTTAAATGAAATTATTGATACCGCAGAAGGCGTGATCCTTCCAATGTTGGTTACTTTCAAAAGCCCTATTCAAGAGGCTGAGTTAAAATCAAATGTAGCAACTTTTACTACTTTAGGCATTCATGAATTCACTGAAGGTCAATCAGTAGTCATCGCAGGATGTGGAACACCTTACAATGGAACACGCACAATCTTGGCAGATAATCTTGGACAATATACATTTTCATGCGCCATTACAAACGCAGATGTTGCAAGCGCAAATATCATTCCATCCGGAACTGCAACCCTTTCAGGTGCTTCAACTTATGTGGGAAATCAACCAGTCCGGTCAGCAACTTTCGCAGTATCTTTAGAAGTATTTCAATCACGCCTCGCAGGAGGAGGTCAGATTGAAGGCGTAGATTTTACTGCAACACCATTTAGAATGGGTCGATCTTTGTTTAATCGCTGCGTTGGTCTACTTGGCGCATACATAGATGTTGAGAGCATGGTTCAATGACCGCCTCAACAATCCTTTCACAAATCCGCACACCTTTAGCAACGGCTCTTTCATCAGTTGCAGGTAATGTTTATTCATTCGTTCCAGAGAGCGTAATTCCGCCTGCAGTAGTGGTAGTTCCAGATAGTCCATATTTAGAATTGGAAACTATTAATAAAAATACAATCCACACAAAGATCAATTTTACTATTTCAGTTGCAGTTGCTTACAACTCAAATCCAGCAAGTCTGGACAATATCGAGCAGCTGATATTAAGTGTTCTGGCAGTTATCCCGGCGGGATATATCGTCAGTTCGGTCGAAAGACCAACAGTTACACAAGTTGGAGCAAGCACTCTGCTTATCGCAGATGTTCGAGTTTCTACCTATTACACACAAACCGCATAAGGAGAAATCATGGCAACCACAGTAATAACAGGTCGTGATATTTCGTTGTCTTTCACAGGTGGAACAGACATCGAAGCACAAGCGACTAACGCAGTTCTAACCAAAGAGTTTGATCGTCAGACTTACCAGACTTTAGATGGCGAAGCCTACAAAGTCGTAAATGTATCTGGATCATTCCAATTGGATATGCTTGCTGACTGGGGCAAAACCTCATCAGTATGCGAAGCACTTTGGACTGCTTGCGATACATCACCAAACGCAGAAATTTCAATTACACTAACAACTGCAACTGGCGCACAATTTGTGTTTCCAGTATTGCCAGTTTACCCAACCGCAGGTGGCTCAGGAGTAGATGCTCAAACAGTATCTTTTACATTCCCAGTTGCTCGTGGCGAAGTTACTGAAACATTTAGTTAAGAAATAAAACGGGAGCAAACAAATGAAATTACCAATCACAATTGAATATAACTCAGGAGAGCAAGCCACATACATAGCCCAACCTCCTGAGTGGGCTAAGTGGGAGAAGCAGACAGGAAACACAATTGGTCAAGCATCTGAGAAATTGGGTATCTGGGATCTTATGTTTCTTGCTTATTCTGCACATAAGCGCGAACTTGCAGGATCTAAACCAATCAAGCCAATGGATGCTTGGATGGAAACAGTTGCTGATGTAATTGTTGGTGATGCAAACCCAAAAGTCATAGAGAAGGAAGCCTAAGCAGATTATTGGTTGAGTTGGCAATAGCCACACAAATACCGATGAGTGAATGGGTTGATGCAGAAGATATATTAACCGCAGTCGAGATATTGGAGAAACGGAATGGCAAATGATACGCAAATCGCCTATGATAAATCCGATCTCCGGGATGTTCTTAAGTCTTTCAAACTTATGGATGCACAGGCTACAGAAGAAGCAAGAACTCAATCTGCTGCTTTGGCGTATTTTGCATCTGAGGAAATTAAAGCGGCAGCTGGTAGCCGAACAAAAGGAACTAAAGCAGCGCAAAGAATTGCTGATGGCGTATCAATTAGCAAATCCTCAAAAATTGGTGAGTTCTCTTATGGTTTCGCACGCCAGAAATTTTCAGGTGGTGCTACAACGCAAACCCTATGGGGTGGTTATGAGTTTGGTTCTAATAAGTTCAAACAGTTCCCTACTTATAGCGGACGGCAAGGCAGAGGTTCACGAGGATGGTTTATCTATCCAACCCTTCGCAGAATTCAGCCTGAATTGATTAACAAATGGGAAGCGGCGTTTGATCGCATTATTAAGGAATGGTCATAATGGCAACAGGTAATCGCACCCTTAAGTTATCCATTCTTGCTGATATTGATGATCTTAAAAAGAAATTAAATCAAGCAGATAATGCCGTTGAAAGTAATTCAAGTAAGATTGCCGACTTTGGCAAAAAGGCTGCCGCAGCGTTTGCCGTTGCTGGTGCAGCTGCAATTGCTTATGGATCTAAATTAGCCATTGATGGCGTTAAAGCAGCCATTGAAGATGAACAAGCGCAACTTAAGTTAGCCAACGCATTAAAGTCAGCCACAGGTGCAACTAATGACCAGATAAAGGCTACTGAGAGCATGATCCTAAAGACATCTCTTGCCACTGGCGTTGCTGATGACGAATTAAGACCAGCACTTCAAAGATTAGCCGTATCAACTAAAGACACAGTTAAGGCACAAGAATTATTAAGTCTTGCACTAGACATAAGTAAAGGCTCAGGGAAAAGTCTTGAAGAGGTGGCAAATGCGCTAGGCAAAGCACAGGACGGAAACACGACCGCACTTGGTAGATTGGGGCTTGGTTTATCTAAAGCCGAACTTTCAACTCTTTCATTTACTGAAGTTCAAACTAAATTATCTGATCTTTATGGTGGCGCAGCAGCTGCTAATGCTGAAACTTTTCAAGGCAAGATTGATCGTTTAAAGGTTGGCTTTGATGAGGCTAAGGAAAGTCTAGGAGTTGCTTTACTTCCTACAGTTGAGAAATTTATTACTTATTTAAATGAAACTGGACTTCCAACGCTTAACGCTTTTATTGCTGGATTAACTGGAGATGCCGGATTAAGTGCTGGACTTGCTGAAAGCCAAAAGGGTGCAGAAACCTTTGGTAAAACAATCGGAGCAGTTGGTGGAATAATTGCAGGATTTATTACATTTGTAAGAGAAGCGGTTGGATTATTAGTCGAGTTTGCTAACCAGGCAATTAGAGCAATAAACATTATTAAACCGGGTGCAGATATTGGATATATTCCAAACCCATCACTTACGGGAACTATGACTGGTCAAGCAATTCCAACTATTGCTTCAACCGCTAACGCAAGAGAAAATAGAACAACAGTTAATAACATTACAGTTCAAACTCTAGATAGTGAAAGTGCTGCAAGAGCAGTATCAAAGGTTCTAACTCAATCATCTGCTCGCTCAATTCCAGCATTAAGCGGTTCAAGCGTTCGAGGTAATTAATGAGCGTTTTTACGCCTGAATGGAAATTAACAGTTGCAGGAACTGAATATACAGATATTGCAATTAGCGATATTACCCACGCATCAGGCAGATCAGATATTTATTCTCAGCCAAACCCGTCTTTTTTACAAATAACTTTAATTGCTTTATCTGGACAAACATTACCTTTTGATATTAATGATAGTTTAGATTTACAAGTTAAAAATAGTTCTGGCACTTATGTTAATTTATTTGGTGGCAACATAACAGATGTAACATCAGAGGTAGGTGCAACTGGATCTATTGCAACTGTCGTTAATTATACATTGATCGCAATGGGAACTTTAGCAAGTTTGGCAAAAGCAATTACCAATGGCATTTTATCTCAGGATGAAGACGGAAATCAGATTTATGATCTTTTATCTGATGCCTTGCTTGGAACTTGGAATGATGTTCCCGCAGCTTCTACTTGGGAAGGTTATTCAGCCACAGAAACTTGGCTTCAAGCCGTAAATTTAGGACTTGGCGAAATCGATCAACCAGGTCTTTATACAATGGAAAATCGAGATAGTAGTCCAGATACTATTTACAACATAGCCTCTCAAATAGCCAATTCAGCCTTTGGATATTTATATGAAGATAATCAAGGCAATATAGGTTATGCAGATGCGGATCATCGACAAACTTATCTTGCAGCTAATGGATATACGGATCTTTCAGCCAATCATGCTATTGGTCAAGGCATAAGAACAACCAAACGATCAGGCGATATTCGTAACGATGTTTATATTAATTATGGCAACAATTATGGTTCTCAGGAAACTGCAACAAGTTTGGCATCAATTGCATTATATGGATATAAAGGTGAAACAATTAATTCGCTTATTCACAATGCCACAGATGCTCAGGAAATAGCCGATCGATATATTGCCTTAAGAGCGTTTCCACAACCAATTTTTGATAGCATTACTTTTCCGATAACAAATCCCGAAATGGATGATGCAGATCGTGATGCCCTTCTTGGCATCTTTATGGGTCAGCCATTAAATATCCAAAATTTACCTACTCAAATCTCTAATGGAGAATTTTCGGGCTATGTTGAAGGTTGGTCTTGGAGCACTCGGTTCAATGAATTATTCCTAACAATAAACCTCTCACCTGTCAGTTTCAGTCAAATCGCCATGCGATGGAATTCTGTGCCTGTCGGCGAGAGTTGGAATACCCTATCCGCTATACTTACTTGGGAAAATGCGACTATAGTCGCCTAAAGGAGATAAATGGCAAGCACAACAAACTATTCGTGGAGCACTCCCGATGATACAGGATTGGTTAAAGACGGCGCAGCGGCGATCAGATCGCTTGGAACAGCCATTGATACAACAACTAAAAATCTTAATCCATCCACAACTCTTGGCGATATTGAATATCGTTCATCTTCTGCAAATACAAATACCCGTCTTGCAATTGGTTCAACTGGACAAGTTTTAACTGTTGCTGGTGGAGTTCCAACTTGGGCTGCTCCTGCTGGTGGTGGAAAAGTTTTGCAAGTAGTTCAAGCAACTACATCCTCTCAAGTTTTAATTGCTGATGCTGCTTATACCGATACTGGATTGACTGCCTCAATTACACCATCAGCATCAAATTCAAAAATCTTAGTTTTAATTACTCAAGGTTTTCAACATATTAGAGGATCAGACAGATCAGGTGCTGGATATAAAATTTTAAGAGGCGCAACAACAATTTGGGATGCCACTCAATCAAACAAAATGTATGATTGGCTTTTTGCAGAAGGTTCAGGAGCGACAGTAATTGAAAGGAATGGTTGGATCACAATCAATTATTTAGATAGTCCAGCAACCACCTCATCAATTACATACAAAACTCAGGGTCAGCCTGAAAGCACCGCAAACAGCGGAAAGATTATTTTTCAAAATAATGCTGCCCAAACATCATCAATCATTCTTATGGAAATAGGTGCATAATGGCTACATCAACAGAAGTGCTAGGGATGTTAATTCCAAACGGAGGATATGTTCAAAGAGGAACTGAGTTTGAAGGGATTGAATTTATTAGTTGCGAGCCAATTACTAAAAAACAATTTACTGATGGATTTGCCAAATATGATGCTTGGAAAGCAAAAGAAGATGAGGCTAAAGCCCTTGCTAAAACAGCATTGCTTGAAAAACTTGGCATAAATCAGGATGAAGTTAAACTACTTCTTGAGTAATGAAGCCTCACTTATCTAAAGCAGCTATTCAATTAAGAGAGCAGATAGATGATTGCTTTCCTGATCGGGATAGGCGCAGCGATGGTTGGATTGCAGATGCTAGGCATTTAGCAGCTGGTAAATCCGATCACATACCAGATGCTAAAACTGCAGTAGTCAGAGCAATTGATGTCGATAAAGACCTTAGTCAAATCAAAGGCATTTCAGTTTACCTGGTTGAACAGTTACGACTTCACGCAAAATCAGATAAGAGCAAACGCATCAGTTACATAATCTTCAATGGTAAAATATGTTCTGCTATCGGAAAGTTCCAAATGTGGCAACAGACTGCGAACACTCATCCGATGAAGTTTAGATTAGAGTTGTGGAAAAATAAGGGACCTTCGATCACCGCATCGACGTTATTAGCAGAGTTATATAATACCTCAACATCGTCAGGTATTATAGATTATAACTCTCAATTAGATCCTGACTATACTGGCACTGCCAAAAGGTTTTACATGAAGACATATACTGTAAATCCTCAATTCTCAGCAGAGGTAATGATTAAAGACTTTAATCTACCACTGAGATTGAATCATCACATCAGGTTCGATGATAATACAACAACTGTTACTGATGGTCAAATCATTATGATTTTGCTTGCTGACTCAGGTAACAACAATACAACCACAGTATCTACCCTAGCTAACATACCAATTTTATTGGCTAATTCAGGTTTAATCTTTAATTATGACATGAAGTATTATTATTATGATAATTAATAATAAGGTATAAATAAATAAGTGAACAATCACCTATACGAAGCATAATCTGGGGGGGGCCCGCTTGCGGGGAGGAACGACTACGGGGCTTGGGTACTGAGCCCCTAGCTAATGATTCATTCATCATCATTGAATTGAATAACAGTATTTTTAACATCATTT